CTTTCTTCTGGGAGTATTACTAATCAAAGTGATGCTACTGACTTTCAATTTACTCCATACACAAAAACCGGAACACTAATGCCTTTCAGAGGCTACTTTATTAATAAGTCTATATATCAGTCAGGCGATCCAACAGATTATACTTGGGAGTCTACGTCAGGTAGTGCAGGTTATACATCTACTGAAAGAGCATATACAACTAGTACTGGATTACAAAACACTTTAGGTAATCCTACTAAACCCGGCAGTGGTGTTGGTTGGACTACATTAACTACAGGTACAGCAATACCTGCTACAGCAACTTATTATGCAAGACGATTTACTTTAACCACTACTGATGGCGCAGTTACTTCTGCTTGGGATATTGAACCAGTAGGAAAACACATTGATACAACAGTAGTATCTGCTAGTGGTATTAAAGCAACTAACATGGATTTAGACGGTGCATTAAATGTAACTGCAAACAATGGCTCTATATTATGGGGTAAAACAGGTTCAACAGATACTGTTAATACAGGATTGTTTTTAGGTCGTGACGGAAGCGGTAATCCTAGAATTGTATTTGGTAACGCAAGTAGTTTTATTAATTTTGACGGAACAGATGTATCACTTGTTAATTGTGACGTAGATAATAATGCCGGAACAAATGCAGTAATTATAACTAACACATCAAGTACAACTACATATACAATTGGACCAAACATAGCTACTATAAACATCCAGTTATCTGGAGGTGGAGGAGGTGGCGGTGGTCAAGAAGGAGAGTTTGGAACTGCTGGTGGAGCTGGTGGAACATCTTCTGTTGTAGTTTATAGAGCAAACAACACTGTAAGAACTGGAACTGGAGCTTTAAATATTACTGCTGCAGGTGGTAGCGGTGGAGCAAAAGGTTCTGTTGGTGGCACAAAGGGTGGTGATGGCGCAAGTTTTTCTCATGGCTCTGCTACTGAGCCTCCATTTACAGATGCTGCAGGTGGTATAGGAAGTACGCATGTTGCTGAACCAGCAAGCAGACCAGTAGGTGGTAACGGTGCTGTTCCTTCTGCCGGTGGTGGTGGTAATGGTAATGGCGGAAATCAAAATTGCGGTGGAGGTGGTGGAGTAGGAGCTTACAACTCTACTACTTATACTGTTGTAGATACTACAGATTACCTTGTTGTTACTGTTGGTGCTGGAGGAATAGGAGACGAAGCTTATGTTAACAACCCCGGTGACAACGGTGGTGGTGGTGACGGTGGACGTGGAGTTGTAAGACTTCAAGGAGCAACATAATGTTTACTATAATTAACGACAAGCACAAAGATGTTTTATATACTGGCTTGAGTGTAGAGCAAAGACAAGCTAAACTTAAACCAGATAATAGGTTTTTACTTACAGAAGATTACGATACTACACCACAAGTAGGTAAAACTAAATTAGATATAACTACACACGATTTTGTTTTAATGACATGGACAGAAGTTAAAGCGTGTAGAGATAGAATACTTGCTGCTTCTGATTGGAGAGACTTGCCTAGTTATGCAGGTTCCGATCAAGCAGCATGGAGAACATATAGACAAAAGCTGAGAGACCTTCCACAAAATTACACTGACGTGGAGGATATTGTATTCCCAACGGAGCCATAATGTACACAATACAAAGAATAGTAGGAGAGGATATACTTCTCAATTATCAAGCAATTAAAACAGAACTAGAAAAAGCACTGGAATACTCAGATGGTGAGAGAAGTGCAGCACAAATTATACTCAATAGTGTCTCACAGCCCCAAATTTACCAGATATGGCAAGTTTATAAAGATGGTAAGGGGGTAGCACTAGGTTCAACAAGAGTCGTCCAATACGAAGGATTTGTGGCTCTACACATAATTACATTAGCTGGTGATACTGATGGAGATTTAACAGAGTGGTCAGCTATGTTTGAACAAGAAATGAAAGACCAACCTATTGACATGTTAGAACTAACAGGTCGCAAAGGGTTTGTAAAACAATTAGAGAAAGCAGGTTGGACTGAAAGGTATACAACTATGCGCAAGTTAATCAAGGAGAAAGCCAATGGCGAATAGTACAATGACATCAATAACATCTTATGCAGATGATTATAAAGATCAAGCCAAGAAGATATTAGATGATGCTCAGAATCTTTATGACACTGGACAGCTGGGTAATGTTGCTGGGTTTACACAAGCACAGACAGATGCACAAGCTGCTGGTTTGGCTGCAGGTCAAGCACAGATAGGTCTTGAAGGTCAGCTTGCAGGCATGGCTGGTCAGACTGATTTGTCTGGTATGAGACAGCAAGCCAAGAATGAAGCGTTACAAGCTTTAGGTTTGAATGCTGCTGCAGCTGGACGTATGGGAGGCATTGGTGGCTCTCGGCAGTTTATAAACAATCAATCGATAGCTAATGATTTAGCAGCATCGTTTGGTCAAATAGACATGCAAAGACAACAAATGGATGTTGCAAATACACAAGCAGCATTACAAGCACAAGGCACAGGTGCTGGGCAAATGGCACAGATTGGTCAAGCTCAACAGCAACAACAACAGAAAACGAGAACAGAGTCAGACCAAGGAGGTAAATAATGCATTCAAGAACAATGGGACCATTAGGAATGTTTGGTATAGCTGAGTCACAAGTAGAAAGAATTGGATACAATCCTTTAGAAGCGTCTAATCCAATGGGTGAACCTATGTCTGGAGGTGGCGGTGGTGGTTTTGGTTTTTCATTAGGTGGACCACAAGGATATACAAGAGCACAATATGAATCTGCTATGGCAGACAGATATGCTAATACTAGAGTAGGCACAGATGCTGATGGCAATCCAATTTATGGTTATACGGGTCAAGACGAACGTCCAACTGGCGGTGTAAATATGTCAAGGGCTGGTACGAGAGCTAATACTAATCCATATGTATTTGGTTCACAAAAGGCTAGAGGTCCACTTACTTATGGTGGTTACAATACAAGAAATCAATTTGGCAGCAATCCTAGTAAAAATTATGGTGTTCCTAATAGTTCTGGACAAAGGCGACTTGTAATAGGAGGAAGATAATGGCAAATTTATACGCACCGTTATATAATAGCTTGCAAGCCAGAGGAAGGATGTCTCCACTTGGAGCACCGGGAGCTATTAAACCAGAAAAGAAAAAGAAAGGTTTAGGTGATAAGATGGCTTCTGCCTTAGGCTCTATGATAGACCAAGCTGGACAAGGTGACGATCAAAAAAGAATTTCACAGCTTATGGTTAGAAATGAACAGTTAAAAAAAGAAGAGCTTGAGTGGGAAGGTTCATCTCAATGGAACCAAGACAACTATGAGTTTGAAGCTTTTGGCAGAGAACATCGTTAGAGTATAGGAGATAGCAATGGCTACAGCAAAAGAAATATTTGATAGACAGATGGCGGAAAAAAGATATCAAAACCAAGCAACTAATTTTCGTAATTATAGTGAAGGTGGTACAGGTAGTCCTACTAGAAAAGCTAAGTATTCATTGTCACAAGTTTTTGACGACAGTGGTGAAACTCTTACTGAAACAAATATAGATGAGGATGGTTCTGAAACTAAAGTAGTTAAGAAAACTCCATCAAGTTTGTTAGATAATGAAAGTTATGACACGCCAATATTGGGTAATGATGAAGTTACGTTTCCATCTATTGCTACTCCGCCAGAGGAAGATGATAATCTTGTATATGGTAGCGGTGGTTCATCTAGTGGTAGATGGGGTGGTCCTGCACGAGCTGGATATATGGGACAAACTGCGACTAGACCTTATGGTCCTCTACCTAATGGAAGGTATTTAACAGAAGATGAGTATCTTGGCACTGGTCAAGCGTCTAGATGGTTAAGTCGCCCACCAACTGAAAGTATTGAGCCTGATATATTTGGAACTGGAATAGATGTAGAGCAGTCTGGTTCTGAAAATTTAAACGATCAAGGAACTTTAGCAATTACTGACGAAGATAGAGCTGACGCACAGTCATCTATAATTGAGAGCATTAATAACCAAAGGATGATGGAGTTATACAACTCACGTCCTGATTTATATGAGAAGGTTGTTGAAGGCGAATTAGATATGCCAGTAATTGAAGACCCGCATAAAGATAAAGATTATACTACACCGGGTTTTGATGGTTCTACTTTGCATTCTGATTCAGTACCGGGTTCTTTTATATCAGAAACATTTGACAGGTATCGCAATGAAGATGGTGCAATTGTAGACAGCCCTTTAAGGTCTGATGTTTTTGATGAAGACAATCCTTTGTTTACTACATTACATCCTGAAGCAGCTAGAGAAGTTACTGAAGAAAAAATTAAAGAAGAAGAAAAAGAGCTAGAAAAAAACTTTAATGATTTGCCTTGGGCTGGCGATAAGGGTATAGATTTAACAGCAGTTGTACAAGAAATTAAAGACACAGACCCAAAAGCAATTGAAGTACTTAACGAGTTTGCATCATGGGCAGACACAGTTACAGATGAAGCAGCAATTAAAGAAGCCGAGAATTATTTACTTAGCCTTAAGAACTCTCCGTCAGTAGATAGTAGATTTAGAAAAGCTATGGCTATTGGCATGATTGCTATGTTATTTGGTGATGACTTTACTACAGCAATGAATACAGGTTTTGGTGTGGTTGCCGATGATTACACAGCAGAAGCTGAAGCTGCAAAGGCAGAAGCTGAAGCAGCAGCAGAGTTAGCTAAAACTATTGCTAATGAAAGCAGAGCAAATGCTGAATCTGACCGTAGAAAAGCAAGAGACTTTGCTTATGATATGGCAAAGACACGGGCTGAATTAGGAGTCAAAGCAGCTGAAGACCTTGAAGCAGAAATTAAAGCTAGAGCTGGAAACAATCAAAATTATATAAGCGGACAAGCTTCTCATTACGAAAGCATTCTTACTGAAGATCAAAAGAAAACGCTTGGTGTTTTCAATTTTGGTGCACAATATGACCGTGCTTTACAATTTGTTAAGAAAGCTCAACCAGATGTTGTTTGGGATTTAAAAAATAACAACGATCAAAGAGTTGCGTTTGATACACAGTTTCAAAAATGGTTATCAGATAAATTAAATGGTAATAACTTTGGACAAGGTGTGCCAGCTTTTGCAAATTATATGCAAGATGCGTTTATTAAAACACAGCTTGAAGGTGAAAGTATTCTGAACATGAAAGATACTAATCCAAGTTTATATGATTTACAACAAATGGGTATTGATACTGACAAGATTGATTTTGGTGCAGGCATGGAAGCAACTAATGCAGCTTACACAAAGATTGAAGATTATTCTGCAGGTTTTAATGAGCGAGGTACATTAGCTTTAATGGCTAAAGATTATTATGACTGGCAGAAGTCTGACCCAGATGCACATAAAGATATGGTTAGACGAGCTAACGAACAAGGTATTGGTGGTTTTATTTGGTATGTTACTAGACATGTAGAACCTACAGATACAATAGGCACAAAGTATGACCCAGCAGCTAAAGGAAAATCTAATGAATGGAGGTCAGATTACGCTATTCAATATTTAGCTAAAGAAGGTATTATCGTAACACCAAAAAAATAGGAGTCTACAATGGCTGAAGAAAAAACTTACATGCAAATGCTACAAGAAAAAATGCCAACGGTGTTTGATCTTGATGCAGATACTGTAAGAGATTCTGCTGGAGATATAAGGTATGACAACCTTAATGCTCCTGAAGTTGACCATATGAAAAAAGATGGCTTTGTTCCCGGAGACTGGGGTGGTGAGTTTTATACTAAGCTTTATGCTGGTCTTGCTAATGACTCTGGTTACACTGGTACATATCGCACTGGTGAAGAAGGGTATTATGGTCGTGACTTAGGTGGTAGACAAGACGAGTACGGTGAGTCTTTTTCTAATAAACTTTATTATGAAGGTTTAGCTAGACCTAAAGATGAAGAGACACAAGAGCTTGCTGACATGGGAGTTTTTGCTAGAGCTTTTAGAGCAGAAGTCCAAGGCGAGCAAGATGATATTTGGCAAAAAGCTAGAGACAAACAGACTACATACATGAATGAAACCATGGGTGGTTTTAAGCAGCTCGCTACTGATGAAGCAGAACTTGCTCAATACAACTCTTTTTTTGGTGAGAGTTACAGTCCTTTTTATCAACATGATGTACAGTATAGACATGAAGATAGAGACTTAGACAACATTGCTAACAGTAATTTTAGAACAGGCTGGGCAGTTGGTTGGGGTTCTATTAAACAATCAGCAGTAGAAGCTGTGTCTATGTTTGGTGACATGTTAGACAATCAAGATTTATATGATTGGGGTGCAATACGTTCAAGAGAGGCTGACTATGAGAACTCTAAGCGACCTATTTTTAGTAATGATATAACAGATGTTACTGATGCTAAGAGTTTTGGAAAGTGGGTTGCTGGTATTTCTGGAGTTGCATTGCCATACATGCTTGGACTTATAGGCACTAGAGCAGTGGGCGGTGTTGTAGCTGCAACTTCTCCTATACTTGGACCGGGTGCGTTTGGTGTTGGTATGACAATGGCTTTTGCTCCAGCAGTATGGGTTTATGCTGGTGAGGCTTATGGCAATATGCAAGGAGGCATGGATCAAAAGAATGCTGGTCTTGCTTTATCTGCTGGTGTTGTTATGGCAGCATTAGATATGCTAGGTCTTAGAGGTATCATGGGTGCATCAACAGCACTGAGAGAAGATGGTATTAAGATTATTGCTAAAGAGTACGCTAAGAAAGAAGGTATCTCAGAAGAAGCAGCCACAAAATTAGTGACAGACCAGATGGGCAATCTTAAAGCTTTGGCTTTAAAAGATATAGCAGTTATGTCAGAGATGCAACTGAACAAATCTTTATTAGCTAAATCTGTTGGCAAGAGAACTGCAAAAGGTATGGCTGTAGAAGGCGGTACAGAATTTATGCAAGAGTCTACAGGTTATTTAGCTGGGCATTTTGGAACAGACAGTAGCATTAGACCTGACTTTGATTTTGACGAGTGGCAACGCATTGCAATAAACGCAACAGCAGGAGGCTTTGTTCTGGGTGGAGGTATTGCTGGAACAACAACTACATACGGAGAGATAGCTGGGTTTAATAGATTAAAAAGAGATGTTAGTCCTGTTGAAAAAAGCAAGAACTGGATTGGTGGTAAGTCTTTAGAAAGAGCAGACGCTATGCTTGGAACTTCAGATGCTGAAAAGGTTTCAATTATCCTTGATGCTGATGGAAATCCTATTGTTAAAGAAGAGGCTGACCCTGATGCACCAGAGGTTTATAGTTTTGAAGGTGATAACAGAGATGTACAAAAAGAGTTTGAAGAAGATTATAATACTGGTCACAAGCAAGATTTATCAACAGGCAGAGGTGGTGAAAAAACTTTATGGCAAAACCTTAAAGAATTTCCTAACAGATTTACTAGCAAAGTAGGTTCGTTCTGGGAAAAGAGAGCTATTAAAGCTATTGAAAAACATGCTAAGAATCCGGAAAGAGCTAAAGAACTTTTGGCTATTATTCTTACACAGTTTGGCATGAGCAATTCAGCTTGGATGCAGGGACTTGATCTTGGCAATACAAAAAGATTGCTTCAACAAAAGCTGTTGCACGATGTTGCTCAGTTTAAAGCAGACTTAAATACTTTGCTTGGTGTAGGTGTTGGTGGCAAAACAGACACAGAAGCTACTAAAATATTTATGGATTATCTTCAAGCAAAACGAGAGGGTAAGCCAACGAATCCAGAGTACAATCAAATAGCTAGCCAATTAGATGTAATGGTTGAAAGAATTGGTGGTCAAATTGAAGGTAGTAACATAGGTCTTACAGATAATATACTTACTGAGATTAACAAGTTGTTAGGCGATACAGCTGAAGTTCAAAGAAAGCCTTTTTATTTTCAAGACAGTGCAAAGCTTAAGTTGTCTGAAGTTGTTAAAGATAAAGATGGCTTTATAGAAAGACTTACAAATTCTGATTGGACACAACAAGAAGCAGAAGAGTTTTATGAGTTTCTTGAGAGTGGTCCTATGCATTATGATAAGTCTACTCTTAGAGAGCTCGGCTTTTTAAATTATCCAGCACGTTCTGTTAAACAATCTAAAGATCAGTTGTACAAAATATTTGGCGAAGATTCTAAGTTTTTAGAAAACGATCCGTTTCAAAGACTAAGAGAAAATATACAAGAACAAGTTAACTATGCAGTTGACAATAGAATGCTTGGTCAAAAAGGAATACGATACAAGAAACTAATGTTGATGTTGAAAGATGAAATGGGAGAAGGTTGGGACCCAAGAATGCTTACACATTTTACTGATAGTATTGCTGCATCTCGTGGTGATTACAGAAGGATGGATAGCAAGAGAGCGGAAAGAATGATTGGACATATTACTTTCTTTAATACTTTTTCTCATCTTGATTTGTCAGCTTTAGCTTCTCTGCCAGAGGCAGCACTAGTTTTATTGGGTGCGACAAAAGATAAAAAGCTTATGGAGCTTTTTCAAATGGGTGTTAACGACTTTGCTAGAAAGTATGTTACAGAAAGCAAGAACGGTTACTCTTATATTAATCCATCAGTTGGTTTAACAAGAGAACAATACACCAGGAATTTGGCAGATTTTTATAGGTATGGTTATGGCACATCTACTCACGGTGCTATTGGTCAAGTAGGTATTGATGAAGGTGTTTATAAAGCATCAAAGATTAAAGAGTTTGCAATGAGCACATTCTTTAGAGCTAACCTTCTTAAAATATATACAGATACTACTAGGGTTGCACGTTTAGCATTAGCTAATGATGCTATCTTTGGTGACTTAGAAATAGTTGCAATGTTTCCACCGGGACATCATAACAGAAACACAGGTTTGTTTCATGATGCGTTTGAAAGATTAAGGGATTTAAATATTGATCCTGATGTTTTAGCTAGAAGATACAAGCCATTAGTTGATGCTGCAAGATTGACTTTAAATGAAGGTCATGATACACAAACGCTTTACGATAGAATATTACAAATAGACCCATCGTTCATAGATGATATGGACGTTGCTAGAATGACTTGGGTTGATAATGCTATTGCTCATCCAGATGCAATGAACAGACCTTTGTTTTATTCTAATCCATACTATCGTTTGTTTACTCAGTATAATGGTTTTATGTCTGTGTTTACTGCGTCTATACTTCCAAAGATTTGGAAGAGGATTAAATCACAAGACCCAACAGCAAAATATTCTACAGTTGCTATTGCTGCGACTATGATTGTTGCAGGGTTTTTGAGTCAAGCTATGAAAGACGAATGGAGATATGGTGGAAGACCGGGATGGCTTTCGCAGAAAGGTTTCTTACAAAGAGGTGTTGCTTCGTCAGGATTACTTGGTACACCTGAGAAACTATTGTCAGCTGTTAGTCCTATATATGATGACAGCAAGAAGCCTTGGGAGTCTTCAATGGATTACGGAGCACGCAAAGGTGGTCATGCAATCAGAGAGTTTCTTGGTCCAACATATGCACATGGTGAGCAGTTAGCTAAGATATTTATGTCACAGATAGAGGGTGATTTAGATAGAAGAAATATGTATCTTTCAAAAGAAATACCTTTCTTAGGTAAAAATAAGAACTGGAAAGATTACAATTTAGGAAGAGGAGATATAAATATAGATGAAGCTCTTAGAAAAACAGTACCATTTTTATAATATAGGAGAGACCACATGGCTCTAAATCTACAAACCACCAGCCAAATGGGTGGAAGAAGCCTTGTTGATGCGTCAAACAATCCCCTTTTAAAAAGTATTTTAGAAGGGACGGCTGCATTACAAACTGATCCTGTTACACAAAAACCTAAAGGTGAAAAAGAAACAGGGCAATCAGTTGCAGATACAAGAGCTCAGTTAGATCAAAATTATCAAGCTGTTGATTCTGCATACGATTCAAGTGTAGCTGCTTTAAATTCTATGGCTAGCACTGGTAGAGGTACATCGTCAGTGTATAACCAAAGTCAAGCTAGAGCACAGGGTGATGCTACATTAGCTAAGTCTGATGCTGCAATTATTGGTCAAGCACAAACTTATGCTGATGCTATGTTAGCTAACCCTAGGTTTGATAACTCTAAGATGGGGGAAGACCCTAACTTAGACTTTGATGAAGAAGCACGATTGCTTGAGGCGTTTGCTAGTCAAGCAGGCGTTGAGCCTGAGCAAGTTGCATCAAACCCTAGATTGTATGAAGCTTTTGGTAGATTTTTAGGATTGTCTACTGGCACTATGAGTAATGATAAATATTACGCATATGATGTTAATGGTAATAATTTAAAAGACGATACTAATAACAACTATAAAACATGGACACCATGGGTGCAGCCTAAGTTCGTTCAACAGGTTGCAGGTGTAGGCACAAAGATTAAAGACAATCCTGTTGCTCAAAAGTTTAGAGGCAACAAGGATGCTTATGTCAAAAAAGAAATGGCAGAAGGTGTCTCAGAGGCTGACGCTATTCAAGCTTGGAATCAGATGGGTAATTTAGATACTACTCAATCTTTAATAGGTCAAACAGGATTTCCAAGAGAAGACGAAACAGTTATACGTGCATCAGAGATGGCAGCAAAGACACAAAAAACATTAAGTGCCTTTGTTAGAAGTGTGCATGCTGCGTCAGTTAATCGTTCTCCTATGGCTGCTTCAAGGTTTGCTGAAAAAATAACAGGCAACAGATACGATGAGTTTAAAGGTGAATCTATTAATGATATGATTAATCTTTTTATACACACACATGCTGCGTTAGAAGAGCAATCAGAAACAGCTGCACAAGCTTACTCAGATATTATGATGCTAGCTGTAATGGACCATGCGTTGCAAAATGTATATAGATATGAGAATAAAAAGTCAGACCCTAATACACAAGACGCACCAGCTTCAGTTGAAAACGAATCTACTGAAGCTGCTATTAAAAGATATGATTCTACATTAATGTCAGGAGCTGCCGATCAAAAACAAATAGGTAGTACTATTTTAAATAACATGGGCTTTGGAAAGACTACTGCTGAACAACAAGAAGCTATGGGTGCTATGGCAATGGACATAGTTTTTAAAACTTTTGACAAGAACCAATCTAAGAAAGACCAGTTGTTTAGAAAAGTAGAAGTTAAGACTGTTAAAAGTGGAGTGCCTATTACATTAATAGGACATACTTTTACTAAAGAAGGCTTGGCATTAGCTCAAGATATGAAAGGTTTGTTTGAAGTTGTTATGCCTAAGTCACAAAGAAATGTTAGGTATGGTACTTTGCTAACAGATAAGACCGCTATTGAAAAATTGATTGGCGTGCGTGTTGATGATTATGAATACACAATTCCTTTTGGTGATACAACTGTCGCAGCCAAACATAAACAGCAAGCTGATAATACTCCTGTGCGTATTCATCGAGAGTCTCAACAGTTTTGGGACAGAGTTTATACTGAGTATCAAAACGAGTTGCAGCGTGAAGCAATGTCGCAGGGTACAGAGCGTTCTACTATCTTAGATGATTTAGATGGTGCTAACTTTTTTAATTCAAAAGGTAATGGCAATGGACAAAAAGGTAGCTTTCAAAGCAGACCCGGTTTTGTTTATGTTACTGACAGGCAAGGAAGGTTTTATCATAAAGAGTCTCCTCATTTAATTTATGAGGGTGCAACAGAAAAAATCTATACCAAGAACGATGGTAGAAGTATTGAAGATGCAGCACAACAAATGGACTTTAGTGATAAGGTTAAAGACCAGCAATTTATAAACACAATTGAGTTTGCTACAACAAACTTAGATAAAGTTTTTTATTACACATATAAGTATGGAAAGAACTGGAGACTTAACGTAGATCAAACTGTTGGTAATTACCAGCATAATAAATTTGCAAGGTCTTTGATTGCTGCTGGCGTACCTGCTACTTACAATCTTAAAAACAAGAAAGATGTTATTCAAATCAAAGCTGGTATTATGAAACGCTATGGTATGGATATGAAAAATCCTATTGAAGCAGCCTTAGAATATGACGCAGCTATTAATAGGTGGACACAGTTAGACGCTAACCAAGACTTGAAAGGTATACTTAGAGAAGCTGGAAAAGAAGAAGGCTTTGCTTCGGTTGCTGCAATACTTGAGGGTGTTAAGCTAAAGAAACATATGGATGGAAACAATCCTACATATACTTCTAATTTCTTTACAGAGATTGATGGTAAGACTAACGGTCTTGCTCATGCAGCTGCACAATCAGGCGACTTGGTTTCTGGAAGTCGTGCTCTTATATTTGGTGAAGAAGATTACGTTACATGGAATAAATATTATGATGAGTTTGAAAAGATTCAGAATGATCCTGAGAAAATACGTGAGCTTGAAAGCAAATATGATTTAGAACCGGGTGCGTTAAGTGTTTATCTTGATGCTTACAACAGTGTTAACAATTCTTTATTAAAAGATTTTTCTAATATTAGAGCTGGAGTTACTGAGTCTGGTGACTTAGTTACATTTCCGGGCATGTTGTTAGAAGGCGCAAGTGAAAAGTTTAAAGTTATAATGCAAGATGCACAAGACAATGGTGGTCTAGCAAAGTTCACTATGGCATTAGATATGTTTGGTCAAAGTGAATTTGGCAGGGCTTTTACTAAAAAACCTGTGATGATTTTTGCTTATGGTGCTGGTGATGCAAGACATATTGAAGAAGTTAGGTCTTACATTGACGGAATGCTGAGAGAAAACGGTGCTGGTTTTCAACAAAAATTAACAGATGCAGGCATTGATGTTGATAGAGATTTTATTGAACCTCTTGGTGTAATGATGTCGCAAGCTGTTAATACTAACTTTAATCAGATTAAAACATTTGCAAACGCTTTGTCTGCAATGGGTGCTGAAGCAGTAAATCAAGGTTTTGAATTGTTTATACCAACAATGGACGGTCATCTAATTCCGATAGGTGATATGGAGTATTGGATAAGTAAAGACCCGGGAGATAAGAGACAGCAGAAATGGACTTTACCAGATGGAGAAACAGCATCTATTGTTCAAGTACAACACATGAATAAGAGATGGGATTCTAGAGCTGGCAGAGATATACCAGACCTTTCGAATGTTGGTAACAGCATAAGAATATTTAAAGCTGCAACACAGATGGCAGTAATGTTAACTCATGCCAATGATAATACCAATATGCAAAGGGCTATTTATAATATGCATGAAGCTAAGCTTGGTAAAAGAAAGGCTGACAAGAATGATGCAATGGATGAATCATCATTGCCTTATGGTAATACATCTTTACATATCTTTGATGGTTTATTAGTTACGCCTAAAGAGGCTGAAGAGTATGCTGAAATGTTAAACAATGTGTTTAGAGATATGAACACTGATCCTAACAAAAGTCATATGCATGCTTTATATACAGCTTTATCTTTTGAGTTAGATTCAAACGGTGAAAAGATTCTAGATGAAAATTTTGAAAATCATCCTGTCATTATAAAAGGTCAGGGAGATATGTCTGATACTCAATGGAATAAACTTCGTAATCATTATCGTTATAGACGTAGATTAAAACCAGAAGCTAGAGAAGAATCATTAGAAGATGGTGGACCTTCTTCTTGGGATCCAAAGTATAACAAAGCAGTTACTTCTAAAGGTAGAGTTATTCGTGAAGCCCAAGCTTTTGATTGGAAGACACCAGACAAGACTGTCAAAGGTAAAAAAGTTAGAGGTACACAGTGGTACTTTAACAAATACTTTAAAGGTGAAGGTGCTTTTTATGATGCTAAGCAACAGTTTGCAAGAAACAAACAGCATTACAAACAGTTCTTTTATTCTACTGATACTCTTGATAATCAGATTAAAAACTATAAAGGCAATGCTAACTTAGATGCTATGGTTTGGAAATCTAAATAACAAAAAAACCCCCAACAGAATCCTTAATGGAATCTGTTGGGGGTTTTCTTTTTTAATATCCTCTAGCTTTTTGTGCTTTACTTAATGAACGCCAAGCGTCTTTACGCCCTTTGTCTGCTACTTCTTTTGCAAACATCATTGCTTCTTCTTCTGTTCTTCCTTGTTTAATTGCTTTTCTGTGTTCTGCTTCTACGTTTTTGTTATAAGTATCTTCTATTAGCCACTTGTTTATTCCTTTAGTATAAGCCAACTCTTGTGGCACACCAAAATTATCTACATATTCCTGGTCTGTTATACCTTCCATAGCTAGAATGTTGTAACTTCTTTTATCTTTCTCTGCCATGTCAATGTCCTGATGTTAATATGGTTGAACCTTCTTGAGTCTCTTCGTCATCTTCTAGGTAGTCTATTAATGATTTTAGAAAGTTTCCTTCTTCATTCATAGGGTATACCATTTCGATTACTTCTGTTCTCTTTGCTTTCTCACTGTCATCTATTATAGTAAAGGTTGCTTTAACCATGGTTTGCATGTTGATCTCCTGATACCATGTTATATCCTAAGATAGCCATGCTTTTAATTAAACTTCTTAGAGCGTCTTCTGCTGCAGATTTTATTTCATCTGATACAGTTTCTTGCTCTAGTACGTGTATACATGTGTTAGTCATATCGACTAATGAGTATGCTTTGTTATGCTGTTCTTCTGTCATTATAATTTCCTTTTATTTTTTCCAGTCATTTCTCCAAAATGGTCTGGACTTTTTTTTTAAATCCTTGTAAAGTTCGGCAGTCTTATCCATTTGAACAAGACCACCGGGTTCTTTTTTTTTCCTCTTAGACTTTACGCCCCCAGCCATCGTGCTAGTAATGCTACTACTACAATGCCTAGTAAGATAGCAAACGTTTTATGTTCGCTAGCTTTGTTCTTGAGGGTTTTCGGATCAATTCTCCAAGTCATTTATGTCTCCTTACTTAGATAACTCATTCGTTATATCTTTGTCTAGTAACTTCCAGATAATTCCAGCAGCAATTAAGCCTGCTAATCCAGCGTTACCTAACGTCCATACTATATTTAGTATAGAACCAATCACATCTCCAGTTAAGAAGGCAACCTTCTGACCAAAGATAACTTGCAATACAATTGACAAGCTGATTAGTTTGATGCCTACATCTATTGCAGCATCAGCACCGTTTTTTATTTTCTCTAACATTTTAACTCCTTTCGTTATTGTGTTTCTTCATGTAGTTTGTAAGACCTTGAGCTACTTCCGGGCTGCCTTTTAAGTATCCTTCTGCTGAATTGCACCAGTGACATAACAATCCTCTGACTGTTCCTGTCGCATGGCAATGGTCAACAAAAAGTTTGTGGTCGTCATCCTTTCCATAATCACAAAACTCATTAGCACATGTACCACCTTGTTGTTTGAGCATGTTATCGTACTCTTCAACTGTTAGGTTGTACTCAGACTTGAGATGATACTCATGTCTAATGATTGCTTTGCAAGGTTTGCATCGTCTATCTTTTCCAAGATGTGAGCTACTCTTTATATGGAATGCGCTCTCATCTTTTACTGTCTCACAAATTGTACATCTGATTTTGACTACGTTAGACATGCTACTCTTGGTCGTTATCCTCTTCCACTAGGTCAACTAACTCGCATACGCTTCCAGTACAGGCAAGCGTTTTATTACCTACTGTTGTATCTTCCAGCTCGTACTTGCTTATCAGGTCCCAATTAACTGACTTGGGCATTGACTTAGCTAGCTCTTTGTACTGTTCTTTAGTACAGTCTTCATACGGAGCTTGCTGGTACGTGTGGTCTGAATGCGGTAGGAAACTTACACCTGACACCTCGTCAAAATGTTTGTATACCCACGCACCTACTTCCATCCATTCATGTTCCTTGACGGAAACAGTAACACTAGGTTTATGTTCGCAGTAATACCTTTGATATGTTAGCCATAACTCAAGTTGTTCAATAGCATTTCTATCATTCCTAAGTACCGCACCATCAGGTGCTTTCATAGGAAATGTAAAGACCTTGACGCTGTTTGGTTTCATAACGTCTGCTTCACATGGTATACCTTGGTCTTCCATAAGCTGAGCAATTGGATCTTTTGAGTCTGCTCTTACTCTACGGAAGTAGTAGTCATTGTGTCTGGTGTGGATACCTGACGCAGAGTCTACTAGTTGGCTTACTGTACCGCTAGGTTTAATAGCAGTTGTTGCAGTAGCCTGACTGATTCCAAGAAATCCTGACCAGTCTTTGTTTGTATCTACAGAAGCTTGCCTTATCTTTTTAAGGAAGTCGGGTAAGCTCATCTTTCCATGGTAGCCTCTGTTTGTATTGCTGCCATTCATGAATGAGTTGTCCATGATGCCAGTTAACGAGACACCTAGCAATGCTTCTTCTTCTGTATTAGAAACCCACTTAGGTCTCAGTCTTTTAATATTAGTAAGGGATGCTTGGAACGTACCTAATATGGTAGCCAGCTTAACCTTATTTAATATGTCTTTCTGATGGTCGTCTGCCCTAACAACAACTTCAGTTAGGTTACAGAACTGACCGTCTCTTAATATGATTTCACTACAAGGGTTGCAGCCAAAGTCATGTTCAGTATCACGTCTGCCTATAGATGCGACCTGTTTCTTTGCAGCTTCTCTATTAAAGATACCACGCTCACCAGATTTAGATTCGTAGAGGGCGTTCCATTCTTTCATAAAGATACTCATGTCGGGCTTTTCTGTATAGCATACGCTGTTATTACTAAGTGCCATCTCTGGTGTATCGCTCCACCACTGACCAGACTTAGCACTTCTCATGCGTTCGTCAGTCAAATTACTGAGGGAAATCAATGCACTACGTCTAACACCACCAACGACAACAACCTCTGCTACCTTACACATCATGCGGTGACACTCATAGCTTGTTAATTTTCTGCCTGCAGCATCTTTAAAAATGTTGGTTGAGAAGTTAAACAAATCTAACAATGGCTCTGGTCCACTAGCTCTACCGCCAAATGTTTTAAGCCTTGATCCTTTCTTTCTAATTCTAGAGAAATCCCATTTGGGCATTTCGCCATTATATAAATATGTAATTAGTTTTCTGAATGCAGACTGCCATCCTTCTTTAGAATCTTGAACAACTATAACATCATCGACATCAATAAGTTCTTCTGGTATCTCTGGTAGTTTATTTATGTGTTGGCGTTCAACACTAAAGCCAACACCAGTACCATGCATAAGAATGTACAAGCACTCATCGAATGCTTTAGGATGGTCAACACTAAGATATGCACAGTTGTATCCAGCTATATGATTCTTGGCTAGCGCTGGTCCAGCAGTCATTAGTGCTCTCATGCTAGGCATAATGTCTAGGTTAAGCACTGCATGCTCTAGTCTTCTTCTAGTTTTAGTATCTAATTCGTAATCTGTATTTTCTTTGAGGTGCTCTGCCATAAAATCAAAGTACCTAGCTACAGTTTCTTCCCATGTTTCTCTTCTATTCTTTTCTGGTAGCCATCTTGCATACCTACTTAATGCTATAAAGTTTTGATAATCATTAGGTAATTTCATTATTATTTATCCTCCTTTAACTTTTATTTGTATTTTGTCTTCACCGTTTTTACTTTTTACAATTCTATATTGTAACTCGCCAGTATGGTGCATGCATATTGCATCAGACATACCTTCATTGTATTGGTTTTCACCGTGTTTTCTAAATGAATAGTATATGCCACCAGCTAGTATAGCCCATAGAATTATGTATAAATCTTCAATTATCATTAGTAATTTCCTTCAATATTATTTTAATACTACCTGTTTCTGCCCATATTTTTTTGGACTGCTGCACTACGATTTGCTTATCATCATGAAAATATACATTATTTAAGGAGTCTAAGATTGCTTTCTCGTAATTATCAAGATCAGCATTGTTGTCACAGAATTGTCCATTCTTGGACGTTTTCTTTTTATTAGACCATGACTTAGCCATTGGAATAAAGAACGTCATATCAGCAGATATGAGCTCTTCAAGCCATTCTTTGTCTTTATTGACTAGTAATTTCTCCATGTCTTTCTTAAATTGTTTGTATTTTTTACCATAATATGTACCCCACCTCGTGACTCTAGGTCTTGAGGCAGGTACAGGATTGATGTTAAATAGCAAATCGATTTGATTCATAGCATTTTAATGTAGTGTTTAGTTATATCATCACCTCGGTAGTCTTCTAAGTTTACACCTTGAAGTTCTGGAATTGCCTTGTAGTTTACTCTACCTTTAGAGGTTCCGTGTTTTAATTGTACACCACCACCTATAAATGATTGTCCTTGAGAGAGTTCGATCAGTTCTTTACGGAGCTTTTCTTCTTTTTCTTTGACAGCTTGTAGTGAAGCATGTATTTCTCTCCATTCTTTGGCTTTCTTTAGCCATTCAGCATCATTTGTTTCTATTAAATCTTCTGCTGTTGGTGCTGGTTTATCTACAGAAAAGTATTGAGTCCAAGCATTTATTATTTTAGCTTGTGTTTTCATGTGTGGCACAACAACTTGAAGCAATCCTGATGTATTCTTAACATCATATATCCAGAAGAATAACTTGCTGGAGTTTGTTACTAACAATTGTTGTTGACATTGCAGCCAGTATTGTTCTGGCAGCAGCGCTGTCTCAGCTACTTCTTTCCATAGTTCAGAACCAGTGCCTTTGATTGGGCATTTGATTTCTAATATTGTATTGTCAGACTCTCTGTAACCATCAAGTGATGCACCAATAGGTACGCCATCGAAGTCATTGATAACTACAACGGGTGGATACTTTGCACCCATGTCATCTTCAAACATGTTACGAGCTTCGTCTTCATATTTGTTGCCATGATCCATAGCAAAGTTTGTTTCTATTTTAGTTACACCATTCTTCACATTCCATAAAGCTAACGGTGTTTTCGGGTCCCACTTAGAGCCTCCTAGTAATGCACCAACTTCTGATGCCATTCCACATTTGCTACGTACATCTAGCCATTCTTGTGAACCTTGTGGCAAGTCCTCATCTTTAATTATTTTCATTTAGTAATTCCTCTAGTTTAAGTTTATTAAATTCATCAAGCCAGTCCTCTCCGGGAGTTGGCGAGATGTGTACATCAACATGTATCTGTTTAGCAGCAAGCCTCTCAGCCAGTTGGTAAGCAGATTTCTGTCCCACATATGACTTGTCGTTGTCAGCGTAGATTTGCACTTCAGTTATATCTTCTGGTGGCTCGAAGGTTGCCATGCAGTGTGCATTCATTACAGAAAATGCAGG